ATTCCTACAAGATATTCATTCTTGTTGATTCTTTCCGGTTTATCCATTTTATCCCCCCTTTTTGTTTCTGATACTCCAAGCGGTTGAACTTCTATTACAGCGAACACAGGTCACGGCGTTTATATCGTCAGTCAGCACAATATTCATGTCTGTAAAATCCCTACACGCCGCAATGGGTTGTGAGAATCTTGCATCTTTAATTGCCAAGTGTTTTCTTTTCATAACTTAATTGTAAAGTAACTTGACAAGTAATGCAAGCGGAAATTCCGCCCCATAAGAGTTATTATGTTTTGTTGAAAGTGAAACAAGGCGGTTGGCGTTACCCGATACTTGAAAATGTTTCACGCGCCATTAAAGCATATTTGATGCCAAGAATTTACCATAAATCGAACTAAATGAGTTTTCTTGACTTAAGTCAAAAACTATTTACGCTTTTTTGACTTAGATCAAAACGGCGTCGAATTCGCTTGACAAGTCGGCCAGGAAAACCCCCTTATAATCCCCCAGAGAACCAAAACCATTCATTCACTTATACGCTGTCAGTGAATCACGAAGCGCAACGGAGTTGAGCGCTCGTGAGTGATTCACGGCTTTGAACCTTTTTAGATTTTGGTGATAATTGCGCCCGGAAAAAATGGGCCTGTTGATAACTTGTGGATAACCCTGTTGATAACTTTTCAGTTTACTTTATGATTCAATATGTTATACGGTAAATCATCTTCATAAAATCAGGCCCAAAGGCGTATTGAGATGAAAAACCACAAAGCATTGAGAAATGCTGTAAAATCAAGGGGATAAGAGATTATGCCAGTTATTCCGAAACAGAGACAAGAGCTAGCGGAACACCACAGAAGCAAGATTAAGATAAGCCAAATTGTAAATCGTCTGCAGGATCATGTATTTGGGAAATGCAAAATGTCGTCAACGCAGATCATGGCGGCCAATGTATTGCTCAAAAAAGTAATGCCTGATTTGAAAGCCGTTGAGGTTTCCGGCAATGTCGATTTACAGGTGACGAAGATCACAGAGGAACTTATAAACCCTAGTGGAGATTAAAGTTCAAATCCCTGCAGTGTTTCGTCCGTTGCTCGGTCCGTCCCGTTATCTAGGCGCCTGGGGCGGGCGCGGGTCCGGCAAATCTCATTTCTTTGCTTGGAAAGCAATCAAAAAGGCGCTTGTCAATCCCGGCGCCAGGATTGTTTGTATCCGTGAAGTTCAAAAGACATTGAAGGAATCAAGCAAGCGATTGATTGAAGATAAAATTCAAGCGCTCGGACTTGGCAACGCTCAGGGCTTTAACTTTTACCAGGAACACACAGAGACGCCCGGCGGCGGTATTATTACATACGTCGGGATGCAAGACCGCAACGCAGAGAACATTAAATCACTAGAAGGGTTTGATGTTGCCTGGATTGAGGAAAGCCAGACACTTTCCGAACGGTCCCTTGTCTTGTTGCGGCCGACAATCCGCAAGCCTGACAGCGAGTTGTGGTTTTCCTGGAACCCGCGCCGCAAACAGGATGCAGTTGATAAACTCTTAAGAGGCGACGAACTGCCAACAGGCGCAACCGTTATCAGGGCAAATTGGTCAGACAATCCCTATTTCCCGGATGTATTGGAACAGGAACGACTGGACTGTTTGAGATTACAGCCGGAACAATACGGCCATATTTGGAACGGGGATTATATATCGGTTGTTTCCGGCGCTTACTTTGCAAAAGTTCTAGCCGATGCCAAGAGCGCCGGCCGGATAAGCAACATAGGCCCGGACCCGCTTTTACCTTACAAAGCCGCAATTGATATTGGCGGAACGTCGGCAAAATCGGACGCTTTTGCTTGTTGGATATGGCAGAATGTCGGCAAGGAAATCAGGATATTGAATTATTATGAGGCGGTTGGCCAGCCGCTTGCGGTTCATGTTGAGTGGCTTAGATCATCCGGATACACTGACCGCAACACGCGTATTTATTTACCTCATGACGGCGCAACCCATGACCGGGTTTACTCTGTCAGCTATGAAAGCGCTTTCAAGTCCGCCGGTTATCTTGTCGAAGTTGTCCCGAACCAGGGCGCCGGCGCCGCCATGTTGCGAGTTGAGGCCGGGCGCCGGGTCTTTCCTTCATGCTGGTTCAATGTCTCCAAGACGCAAGGCGGAATAGATGCGCTTGGATGGTACCATGAAAAGACCGACGAAACCCGTCAGATTGGTCTAGGTCCGGAGCATGATTGGTCAAGCCACGGCGCCGACGCTTTTGGACTTGTTGCCCTTGTGTCGGAAAAAGAAAACTTGACAAGCCGATATTCAAGCAATATAGACTATTCTAACATTGACCGGCTTAATATTGCATAGCCTGGGGAGCGCGAATGAAACTTTCAGATGATGAAATTGTAAAAATTGCGCTTTACGAACTGCAACAGGCGCAAGGCTATGACTCTGATATTCTCGACAAAAAACGCCAGGACGCATTAAAGTATTATCACGGACTTTTACCCGTGGCGCCGTCGGCAACCGACGCCGCCGGAAATCCCGTCCCGCTCAGGTCCGCCGCCGTATCAATGGACATTGCCGATTGTCTGCACTCCCTCTTAGCACAAATTCAACCCATAATGAAAACGTCAACCGTCGAATTTGAACCCGACGGCCAGCACGACGAACCGCAAGCGCAAGCGGAAAGTGATTTATGCAGAAAGATGATTGAGCGCAACGGCGGCTTTGAGGCGTTGTTTGCCGGTTGCTTTGATGCGCTCTTAATCTCTAATGGTTGGCTTGCTATTGACATTGACGAAGTAACAGAGGAGTTGGAGCAACATTTCCCGCCTGGACTACCTGCAGAAGCAATTACCCTTTTACAGCAAACCGCCGACGATTCAGAGCAACGGACCGTTACCATTGACGACGACGAAACGACGCTTAATATCCGCCGGACTTCTAAAAAGCTCGGTTTCCGTTCTGTTGCGCCGGAAAATATACTTTTCAGCAATTCAACCGGGCTTGACGGCGGAATTAATAATTTGCGCTTTGTCGCGGAGCGCCGTTATTTTACCGCAAGCCAGCTTGCCGACATGGATTTATCACAGGAAATCATTGATAAAGTCCCGGACGCCTTGCCGACAAATCAAAGCGGGCAAACGGCCAGGGCCGGCATATATGCCAACAACAACGGCGCGTTGTCCGCTCAGGACTCGGAACGGCTGAAGGAATGTTTTGTTTGCTTTTTGCGCCTGGACATTGACGACAAAGGGACAAGCCGCCGTTATGAGATCGGAATAGGCGGGTCAGAATTGCTTTACATTGAACCTGACGCCGATATGCCATTTATAACCGGGTCCGCCGTTCCAATGCCTCATAGGGTTGAGGGGACCGGGCTTTATGAATTGCTGGTACAGGTACAGAACATAAAAACTCACATATTGCGGCAATACCTGGACAATCTCAGCGCCGCAAACCTGGGGCGGGTCGGAGCGCTTGAAGGTGAGGTTAATATGAATGACCTCACCAACGGCCGCCACAACGGCGTTGTCCGGATGCGCCGCCCTGACGCGGTTTTCCCGTTCCCGTTTGCCGACATAGGCCCGCAAGCAATGGCCGGGTTGAGTTATATGGACACAGTACGGACACAACGCGTCGGGTCCGCCCTGGACTTTAACGAAGTTCAAGCGCAATTGATGGGTAGTTCAGCAACCGCCGCCGCCGGCCAGCTTGCTAAGGTTGAACAAATGGCCGGTTGGTTTGCGTCGAACCTTGTTGAAACGCTCTTGAAACCTTGTATGCTGAAGGTACACAACCTTTTGCGCCTGGAATACGCCGGGACGGTTGCCGGCAAATTGCGCGGCCAATGGGTTGAAATGAACCCGCGTGAATGGAAACCGCGCCGCAATATGACCGTTGCACTCGGAATGACTTCAACGGAGCGGGCCGCGCGTATCGGCGCGTTAAATTCCCTTATCACACAACAAGGCGTATTGATCGGCCAGGGCGCCGACGGCGTTTTAGTGGATTTTGACAAGTTCTATAATTCCATGGCCGATTGGATTAGAGCAAACAACCTTGGAAGTCCTGACGAATATTTAATTGACCCGTCAAGTATTGAGGCAAAACAGGCCGCGCAAGGTAAAGCGGCCAGCGCTCAACAGCAACAGCAACACATGGAAGATTTACAAAGCCAGGTATTGCAGATGCAACACCATTTTGAACTGTTGAAGCAACAGCGGGACCTGGATTATAAAATCTGGTCCGATACATTAAGCGCCGACGTAAAAGAGGCGGAACTTGCAACAAACGGCATACTTAAAACGCGGGAAACGCAAACAAGCGTATTGACCGACATATTAAACCGGAAGGCGGCCGACAATGGACAAGATACAACG